ACCATCTTCACCGGCTCCTACAACAAGCAGGTGTTCTCGACCTTCACCGGCCGGTCTACGCCGATGGAGCAGGCCAGCACGAAGAAGATCGTGGCCTCGGTCGATGCCTACGAATCCGACTTCGGCAAGCTCAAGGTGGTCGCCAACCGCTTCCAGCGCGCGCGCGACGTTCTGGTGCTGGAGATGGACAAGTGGGCCGTCGCCTTCCTGCCCGGCCGCAACATGACCTCGATCCCGCTGGCCAAGAACGGCGATTCCGATCGCCGGGCCATGCTTTCCGAATACACGCTTGTGGCCAGGAACGAGAAATCGTCTGGCGGCGTGTTCGACAACACCACCTCGTAAGGAGCACTCCACATGAGCACGATTTACACCTTCCACACGGAGTGCCCGGCTCTCGCGGAGCCTCCGGCGGCCACTGATGTCTTCCTGATGTACGATACCAGTGCCGGAACCACCAAGCGCATCACTGCCGACATGCTCGGCGGTGCGGTTTCGGCTCCGGTTGCCACCACAGCAACATCGCTGACCATCACGGCGGCGGCGCATGCGGGCCGTACGGTGGCCATCAACTCGACGGCGCCGATTGCAGTTACGCTGCCGCAGGCGACGGGCACCGGGAACAGGTACAAGTTCTGGATCGGCGTTGTCGCGACGGCGACCGGTCATACCATCAAGGTGGCGAACGCGACCGACGTGATGGCTGGCTATGCTTTCTGCGTCACCACAACCTCGGATAATGCGGAAGGCTTCAAGACCTCGGCTACGTCGGACACCATTACGCTGAACGGCACCACTCTTGGCGGCGTTGTCGGTGATATGGTCGAGATCGAGGATGTCAAGACCGGCATCTTCTCGGTCAAGCTGTTCACGGCGCCCACAGGAACCGAAGCAACCCCGTTCTCGGCAACCGTCTCGTAAGTTGTCGATATCGTTCAGCATGGCGGGCGTAAGCGTTATGCTCGCCATGCCGACCCATCGGGATATCCCGGCCGGCACAGTTTCATCTCTTTTGGAAACCATGGATCTGATGCGGTCCAAGGGAATCCCGTTCGAGATACAGTTACAGGTCGGGAATTCTCTCGTCACCCACGCGCGTTCCAAGATCGCTCACACCTTCCTCAAATCGGATAAATCGCTCCTGTTCTGGGTCGATTCCGACATTGAATGGAAAGCCGCAGACTTCCTCCGTCTCTGTGCGCTTGCGACAAAGATGGATGTGGTCGGCGGGGCTTACCCAGCCAAGAAAGACCCGATTGTTTTCTTTCTCGATCCTTCAAGCGGGGGAGAGATCGAGAGCAATGAGTTTGGCTGCCTGAAGATAGGCGGATGGGGCATGGGTTTTACCGTGTGCACACGTCATGTGATTGAGGCGATGGCCGAACGTTCGCCCAAGCTGAAGTTTAACGGCTCGGATGAACCGATCGCACACATGTTCCGCTGTGACGAACACGACGGCTATGCTCGCGGCGAGGATATGGCGTTCTTTGCCGACATCAAGGCTCTTGGCTTCGAGGCGTTTCTCGACCCCTCCGTCACACTGGGCCATATCGGCTCGAAAACCTACTCAGCCTCTATTGCGGACAACCTGAGGCTAATTGGAGAAACATCACATGGCACTTCCCAGCAATCGGCCGCTTAGCGAGGCCTCCGTTTCCGCCTACTTGGCTGATGTCAGCGCGGCGTCGTCCACCTTCGTAGCGGCGCCGTTCCGCGGTACGATCAAGCGGGCTTATTCGGCCATCTCGGTTGCGCTCACGGGTGCCGACTGTACCTGGTCGATGACGATCAATGGCACGGCCGTCACCGGATCTACCGCGACTATCACGCAATCGGGTTCGGCTGCAGGCGATGTCGATATCTGCACGCCCACGGGCGCCAACTATGTCAACGAGGGCGATACGATCGGTTTCGTCTCAGCCGGCGAGTCGTCAACGACCAGCCCCACGGTGTTTACCGTCGTCATCGATCGGGATTAACTATGGCCCAGCAGTATATCGGGACGGGACATCTCGGCGCGCACCAAGCTAAGGCATATACGACATCCGCCGAGATAGACAACGCGGTCGGGGCAGGCACAAACAAGGTGCGCGTTGTCGTGACTAGTGCGGCCTACATCAAGATAGGCAAGACGCCGCTCACAGCGACAACCGCTGATGTCTATATGCCGGCTGATTCCCCGGAGTACTTTACGATCAGGCCCGGAGAAAAGGTCGCAGCGGTGCAGGTTGCCTCTGGCGGAAACCTGCACGTTACCGAGGTGTCCTGATGGATGTCCGCTTCCATAGCCACGGCGATACCGTCGCTATCGAGCACATCCAGGACGTTGAGCCGATCCTTGAGCGCAACAAGGCGCTTCGAGGTGAGGAACAGCGTTCGGACTGGGGCCGGCATGTCGCCTCCATTCCCAACGTAATCTACGTGAAGTGGTTGGACGAAGAGCATGCGAGGGGCAATACCTCGTTGCGTATGTTCACCCCTGAATTCGACCTGATCGTGCAGAAGAAGCTTCAAGACCCGGAATGGGCGTATTTGCGCACCGACCGGCCGGCGCTCGTCACGGGATGGCGGTAAATGGCGATCACCACCTACGACCTGCTTAAGTCAGCCATCGCCGACTGGCTGTCGCGTGACGATCTGACAGCGTTCATCCCGGACTATATCACGCTGTTCGAATGCGATGCGGCGCGTAGGTTGAAGGTGCGCCCGCAGGCCACGACAACGACACTCACACCATCCAGCGGCGTCGTTGCGCTGCCGACAGACTATCTCGGCTTCCAGCGCGTGACGTGGACCGGCTCGCCCATTCAGGGGCTGGAGTATGTTGCGCCAGAACTCTATGCGGCATACCTGAATACGGGCAGCGGAACGCCGGCCGTTTTTACGATTGAGGGCGCAAATCTCAAGGTCGCGCCATCGGACGATACCGATCTGACGTTCTTGTACTTTCAGCGCACGCCGGCCGTCTCCAGCTCGCTCAACTGGTTGTTCACCAACCATGTTGACGCCTATCTGGCGGGCTCGCTTGCGCAAGCCGCTGCTTTCAACAAGGGATTTGACATCGCAGGAACATGGCTTGCCCGCTGCGACCAGATCTTCAAGGAAATACAGTCGCTCGATTTTAACGAACGGCAGGGGATGTCGGTTCGCGTGATGGGGCGGACGCCATAATGCCATTGCTGGCTTGGGGGGAGTTCAAGCCCGATGTTTCTGACTTCGAGGGCTCGGCAACCAAGAACGTGCGCAACGTCATCCCGAGGGGGGACGGTTATGGCCCGTTCCCTGACTTTGCGATTCTCTCTCAGGCGCTGATCGCAACTTGTCGCGGCGGCTTCTACGCCCTTAAGTCGGACGGCTCGGTTGCGGTCTTCGCCGGCACGGCCGACAGGCTTTGGCTCGCAAGCAACACGGACTATTCGTGGACGCCGGTTTCAAAAGTCAAGACGGCAACGATCACAGCGGCAAGCCCCGGTGTTTGGAACGTCACTGCTCACGGCCTAGCGGCCAACGATCCTTTCATTCCCTATAACACCGGAGGCGCGCTGCCTGCTGCATACACCGCGGGCACGAAATATTACGTCAAAACGGTAACCGACGCGGACCACTTCACCGGCTCAGCCACGCCCGGCGGGGCCGCCATCAACACGGCGACGACAGGGACTGGAACGCATTCGGTAACCTCGGTCTACCCGTCCTTGTCGAGCGACGCGCAATGGCAGTTCGCCCAGTTCGGCAACCTCGTCTTTGCGACGCAGAAGAATGCTCCGCTTCAGGTCTACAACCTGGCTTCGTCGTCATCGTTTGCTGATTGCGCGGGCTCACCGCCGCCGGCCGCTTATATCAGCGTGGTGGGTCGCTTCCTCGTACTGTCGGGGTTGCTGGATTTCCCGTTCCGAATCCATTGGTCCGGGCTCAACGCAACGACGACATGGACCAGCGGAACCAATAGCTCTGACTTTCAGGACTTCCCGGACGGCGGCATTGTCCGTGGTGTTGCAGGAGGTGAATTCGGAACGGTGTTTCAGGATCAGGCCATCCGGAGAATGTCCTATATCCCAGGCTCGCCGCTGATCTTTCAAATCGAGCGCATTGCGCAGGATCTGGGATTGTTCGCGCCATACAGCATTGTTCGCGCGGGAAGCCTGATCTTCTTCCATTCGGCGCAGGGTTTTTACAAGATTGCGCCCGGCGGGCTTCCCGAGCAGATCGGCCGTGAAAAGGTTGATCGGACGTTCTTTGACGAACTCGACAAGACCGAACTGCGGATGTTTATCGGCGCGTCCGACCCGCGATCGACGCGAGCATTCTGGGCCTACAAGTCCACGGCAGGAACGACCGG